TTCAAATTTATAAGGTCAAAAAAATATATATAAAACTGTACACATACGCAAAAGAAAATATCCACCCTAACTCGCATAGGATGGATAAAGTGAAGTAGTTAAAGTGTATTCTTATAGTTCCTAAAAACCATAATGTGAATAACGGTTTTCAACTGAGTTGAGATATTCGTTTTCATAGTATTCGTCTTCTTCTATTTCCAGTTGTAGGGACGTAATAACATCAGCAAATAGATTGAGAGTTTTGTCAAGAAGTAGCGTAGTCATAAATCACAAATTACAAACATCACCACTTCTAAGGCGTTAGCCTTTGTAATAGGAAAACTACTGCAAGCAAAACAAATACAGGATTTAAAATGGAATCAATAATCGAAAAACAAGAAGAGATAATTACTCAATTGCAATTAGCAATAGAGCATTATTTAGAAAAAGGTGACTTAGAGACAGCACTTGTTTATTCTGATTTATTTAAACTCAATTGCGAAGCTTATAAGTTTTTAGTTTGTAATAAAGAGGCTAAAGAAGAAAAGCCTGTATTTAGATTTGGGAAAGGAAATCCTCAAGCTATTTCTCAAAAACAGACACCAGTAATAACAAGTGAAAAAGCTAGACAGAATTATGAAGCTAAAATGCTCAACGAATATTTACAACAACTACCTCAAGTTGCTGTTGTAAACAAGGTTCAATCTTATCAAGAACCAAAGACTATAGTTTCACAATACAGCTACGGTGATGGACAGGACAACCCCAAGATTAGAGCTAATGATGTTAATGGTAATTGGGGTAAAAATGGAGAACCTAATCAAATTATTACACCACCACAACAGTTAATTAACAATCCCAGGATTGCCAACACAGAAATGAGTGAAGAAGACAATTTATGGGGAGAAGACCCACGTAGAAGTTTAAATAAGAGATAAAGGAAGAAATGCAAATAAAAGATATTGAGCTAAATATGGAAACCATAGGCATTATTTGTTCAGTAATTGGTTTTATCTATCAGATTGCTAGAATGGAAGCAAAAATAGAAGATTCAATTGAAGCTGTAAATAAAAAGTTAGAACTTCACATTGAAGAGGTAGCCGGAGACAGAAAAATGATTGAGTACAAAATGACTACAATTACAGAACAAGTAAAAGAAATTGTAAGTTGTCTTCACAGTGGAGATAAATAAAACGTAAAACTATTACAATTTAAATTATGGCAACAATTAATCAAATATTAGAAGCTGTATACGCCAGAGAATACAAACAGAATGTAGGTGGTTCTACTCTTGTCATTCACAACCACCTAGCTCAAATGATAATGTTTGGAGTTAGACAAGGAATAGAAATATACCCAGACCAAGATGATGATTTTGATAGTAGAAAAAAGTTTTTAGATAACATCTGGAAGCAAAATAAGGTTGGCATTTACCTAGATGAAATTTGGAAAAGACATCTAGGTAAAGGTCAAGTTCTTTTCTATCTTAGACCAACCAAAGAAGGTAGTTATAAATTCTATTTCTTTGATAAAGATGAGTTTAGAGACTACTACAATCTTGATGGTGAATTGAATGAAGTTGTAATCCGTTATTCTTATAAAGAGCGTGGAAATTATCAGAATCAAACTAAGTGGATTAAGTTAACAATTAATTCTGAAACAATCACACAGACTTATTCTGAATCTCCTCCTAACTTTGAACAAGACCAGCAGGCAATTTTTTCAACTAATGTTAAAACCACAAAAAACACTTTAGGCTTCATCCCTTGTGTTGTTGCTAAAAATAATCCGTCTAAACCAGGAGAACCCGGAGTAGGTGAGTTTGTTCAACTGGCATCTCAAATAGAAAAACATGATAGGCAACATCTAGCTATTGATGAAAACCTAGACTTTTTTGGTAATCCGAGTTTAGTTACTACACGGTCTATTAAGGAAGTTGTTACAGAGGCCTATGAAGACAGACGTAAATCCAGAACAATGTCTAGTGCCTCTGGTTTTTATGGCTCTACTCCTAGTACAGTAAATCAAGACCCCACAAGCTATGGAAAGAGTGTAAACGGCAAAGTTAAAAAAGTCATTGGTAATGTTCAGGGAGATGAAAGATTTGGATATATAGCACCCGACCCTATATCTCCTGACCATGTGCGCCATGTACAAGATAATAGAGAAGCAATTCATTACGCTCTAGGAGGAATAGATGAAAGAGGAATTAGTTCTAACGCCACAGCTTACGCAAATAAATCGGTTTACGGTAGAGTTAATGCAACAGCATCCAAAAAATGCGAAGCTATATACACCTACGGCATCTGCAAATTGTTCGAGATGGCAATTGCAGCAGAAGAGGACTTATTTAGACTCTCACTTGCAGCAGCTTTAAATAAGTTTGATAAAGAAACTGGACAACCAGATATTTCACAAATAACTAATGAATTTATTGCAGGATTGCTTGATAAGAATAAAATCCCACCTAATGTATTTGGCTTATCTCCAGTAGGAAGAGTAAAAGGACAGTTACAACCTATTGGGAGTAGAGAAATTAAATGGCGACATAAAGGGGAAGTATTTGAACCCGACGCAAATGACATTCAACGAGCTACTATTGCAGCTAGAAACTATCAGGAGTTAGGAGTAAGAAGTCTTGAAGCTTTAAGAACTGTGTTCCCTAATAAAACTGAAAAAGAATTAGAAGCAATGTTGCAAGGTGGATACCCATTTAGATATATGAGTGCAGTTGCATCTTCTACAGGGCAAATGCTTCAGCTTTACGGACAAATGGGACAACTACCTAACAGTCAAAATAATGCTCCTTTAGCATCTGAAATACCTCTCATCCCATTAATCAATAGGTCAATTCAAACCCTTTACCAGGAATTAGATTACAACCCTGAATTAACTCCAGTACAACCTGGAGACATCCCTAACTATTCAACAGGATATTCAAATTATGACCAATACAGCAATCAACTTCCCATCTCAGGGGTCAGCAGCAATGCAACCGGAGTACCAACCTCAACAAAGTCCAGGTCAAGTAGTTCAATTTCCCCAACAGTCCCAACCTACCCAACCCCCTTACAGTCATCAGGAGTCCTACCCCTCAACGGAATCAATCAACAGAGCCAACAACCCGGACTCATGGAAGGACAACTTAATCAACAACTTGCTATCCCGCCTGAGTACACCGTTGGGATTCCCTCAGCAGGGGCAACAGTCACGGATGCTACCAGGAACTCACAACCACAACAATCCTTACTCGGTAGTCAACCAGGTTACGGAAGCACGCCAGCAGGCATACCCCCAGACCTCGCAGTATCAGCAAGCGAACCCGGCAGTATCTGGCAACAGTTATTCCCAACATTCTCAAAAGCTTTCACCAAACGTAAACCCAAGCCAAAGAACTGATAACTTCCCCGGTAGAAGAAATTACTCTAACAGTTCAACTGAAGAACTAATTCAGCAATTTGGACCACGTGCTGCGGAAATTCTAAACGAGTACGCTTGTCAGCTTGAAGATAAGATGGAAGCACTGACTCAAGCCTATCAAGAGTCAATGGCTTATAACGTCCGCTCTTTCGAGACTATTCAGGCGTTAGCTCCACACATTCAACGCTATCAAGCGATGGAAAACCTGATGACTAACCCTGATAGTTTAGCTGCTTACACGGTAGATTTCTTTACTTACGTTCAACCATTACCAGAACGTCCCAACGCAGCACCACTAGTTAGACCTGACTTCCCAGCAGTTCTTAGCAGTCCTCAACCTGGAGTTCCTGACTTATCTCAAATCCACCCTTCAGAGCGATGGAAAGTAGCTGATGCTATGGAACGTCAAGGTATGTGGGAAGGTAAGGTCTTGATTCAGGTATAGATTTTATGGGAGTTCAAATACTCCCAAATTAAGCAAAACAAACAGCAAACAAAAGGAAAGCGGAAATGTTATTAACTAAAAATTTCATTGTTGAATCAGTTAAAGAGAACATGAGTGGCTCTGAATCAGTTGAGCTTGTTACTGCTTGGCAAGAGGATGAAAACGGTAATTCGCTTATTTCTACCAATGGAAATATGAGTTTTCTTTTTAATGAAGAGTCTGACATGAAACTGTTTAAAGTAAATGGAGTATACCCTATTCAAATATCTGAAACAAAAAGCACATTGCCAGAACAGGATGTGCTAATACAAAGCAGACCTTATGTTGTTGATTATGTCTCCAACAATATGAGAGGGAGGCAAGAGGTTAAGCTTTTTTCTACATGGAATAAAGGTGATGGGAGTATTGAATCTAAGATTTCTTTGCATAGCAAGATTTATATATGTTTTAGTGAAAGAAAAGAAAAGAATCTTTTTGAAGTCGGTAGAGAATATTTTGTTAGTGTTTTGAAGCCAGTCAATTAAATTATTCAGAGAAAAAAAATATGGCAACTGCAATAGAATTAGCCGCAATGGGTTTAATACCCGCAGGAGTTTATGGGGCTAACGCCTTAGCTAGTAATGGGGATGAAAGATGGGATAGAACCGCAGTTAACACAGTTGGTAACTTAGCTGGTGGTTTATCTGGATATAGGGCTTTTGGAGGTGGTATTCCTGGAGTTCTTGCCGGAACTATTGGTGCATTAGGTGGTGGCTACATTTCTGACCGACTAGCAGATTTAATTGACCCTACTAACGGTAAAGTTTCCGCTACAGCTTTACTAAATTCCCACCTCGAGAATGACCCCATGGCTCAAGAAGCTATGTACCAAGAAAAAATTCGCCAGGTAAGGCTAATGCAACAAGAGCAAGAACGTCAGAAGATTTTAAATTACAAAGCTCAAATGGCTCAAATGGCTCAACAAGAAGGAGCGTAAGTAATGCAAGCTAATGATGCAATCAGAATACTTGGTAGTGCAGCCGCCATGGGATTACTTGGGGGTGGTGGTGCATTAGCCTATAATGCTATTTCTAAACCAACAGTAGATGAATATGGCAATACAATTGAGTCTAATGATATCAACCCTTTTGTTGCTGCTTTGGGTGGTGCAGCAATAGGGGCGGCAAGTAATTATGGGTTTAACAAATGGGTAAAGAATAGAGTTCACAATAATTTGGATGCTTACGGAATAAAAGCAGACGTATCACCACAATCCCGGCAGTCGCCGGATATTGATATTGATGTTGATGTTGATGAAACCGTAAAACCTCCGTACCCTGATTTTCGCAACATGAGCGATGACCAGTTTAAAGAGTTCTATACCACCAGGCATGATTACAGTGGGTCAACAAACGACAGAAAAGCAATTCATACTAGAATGGCAGACATTGTAGACAAGGAAATAGAAAAATATGAACAAACAGCACAAGCAGGGCAAAAGTTAGAGCAGCAACCTCAATTGGTTGTTCAAGTAGTCCCAGCAAGTCCAATGGAACTACAAAACCCAATGTCTCCACCTGGAATGAAAACTGTGGTAACAAAACAACCACCTAAAGAACCAGGACAGGAAGTGATAGAAGAAGCTTTAAGGTTACGGGAGTTGGCTGAACAGCAAAGACATCAAAGACAACAAGCTGCAACGCGCGATATGCGAGCTATGGGTTGGAATGATACTACGGCTAGTTATAATACTCAATATCCAGAAGACAATGTTTACAATATTGCTGGCTGGGACTTGCTATCCCAGCCAAGTAAAACTCGTAAAGCATTAAATCAAGCATCTGATGAAGAAAGATATCAAGATTGGTTGCTTTCAAGGGCTACACAAGAGGCTCAAAAAAAAAGAGGCTAGAGCAAATAGCTAACTTTGTTCCTTTAACTCCACAACAGCAATCTGCAATGGGGTGGGGTTCAGTGCAAGGTAGCTACAGTAGAAGTAAATCTAACAAAGCTAACTGGGAATCCTACATTCTAGACAAAGAGATTATTGACTCAAGAAATTACGATTCTCGATTTGGTAATGATGTCCAAGAATACGGCATTACTCCTACTGTAGATTATGATAGTCTTTTACAAATCATAGAAGAAACAGGAGGATTGGGTAATTTAAGTCGAGCTAGGAGTGACGCTAGAGACAAAATGGATATTATTCACAATCGTGTCCACAGAAGATAAATAAACAAAAATAAATCCCCTAATCGCAAGGAACGATTAAGGGACTAAGCCTGTAAACAACTATATCTAAATCTTATATTTCCTATGAGGTTATTAAAAACAAATGGCTTTTATTGATGCAGATTTTCCCATTCTTTTAGGACAAGAACTGTATCGCCCTGATGCTAAATACATTATGAAATACATTACTCGACCACGGGTAAAACATGATTTCATGAAGCAGCCGGGTGAATAGTCGCCCCGTAGAGTTGTGAAACTCTAATGAAAATTCCGTGAACTGCTGGAAACCTCTCACTCTTTTTTATCTGTCAAAAGAGAAGGCTTAAAACACTACAACGCAACTGGTAACAGTAATCGTGATAGTTTGAAAAGTTTTAAGTATCGGGCAATCAGCATCCAAGGGACTCCGGAAGGAGTTCAAGGTTCAACGACTAGGGTACGGAGTCTAGAACAGACGGTAAAACCCCAAGAGCGCGGAACTACTGAACCTTGAAAACTAAATACTAAGCAATTAAGTGGAAGCTAAAAGTTTTCTGACTGTATATCTAGCGAGTTTTCTTTGCAAAACAATTGAAGGGTTACAACCGTACATCCAGTCAAGACCTTTGATGCCATGAAAAGAAAGCCTGTAAATGCTTTTGTTAGGACGGACTGAACCAGTGGTTATACCATTTCTGTGTAGACAATCAGCAACACTTTCCAGTAATTCTTTATTCCCTGAAAGCGTACTGCTGGTGTCATTCTTGGAAATAGTGCCGTCACCATCCCACATCCCCCTAAGCAGATGACATTCTAATTCAGAATCTATTTTTGGTAGAGAGACAATATTGATTTTAGGTGTTGACAATCCTAAATTTAAAAGGTCTTGACAGAGAACAGTGGAGTTTAGATTTAAGTTAACGACATCATGCACTTGACAACTGTTTTCTTGGGGTTTACTGATTAGCAATTCACCCTCAAAATCCATAGCTTCTGCTATTTCTCGAAGTATGTAAGAATCAGATTCAGTTAAGCTTATTCTTGCTCTGTGCAACTCTTTGGTAATGTGTCCATCTGTAATCATCAAACCAAGAGCATAGGCTTTAACCTCTGAATCTATGTTTTGAAAAAACCTTTCATTGAAAAAGATTTTACGGTTGCTGACATTAGGAACACCTTTTACCCCAACGGTTATTCCATGTTTTTCCGCAAAACTTTTAACACCCAGCTTTCTGCGATAATAACCGGCATTGTTTTTACCAATTCCAAATTGTTCCCCTATTTGTAAATCGGTAAATTCATTTGTAAGGTTGTCAAAATCGGCAAAAGAAAGTTCTGTGATTTCCATGCTTAGTATTTGTGATTATTCAGTAGAAGATATAGTCTGTAAGTGCCAATGACAAAGGCATCACCGCTATCCAGGCGTTAGCCGTAATCTAATTATAAACCTAATTGGATTATATAGCAACCTATAGGACAACATTCAGTTAGACAGATACGCATTCTGGCAAACCCCTGAAGCTGGTTTCAATAAAGCCGCACGTCAACGGGGTGCTACTCAGGTAATTGGTGTAAACAACTCTCGGAATATCACCAAAGATAAAGTGATATTAACTCTCGAAGAGTATACTGGACCAGCCGACCCAACCAATCCTGAAAGTCCATCTACTTTTCAGATTCCTATCAAAGACATCATGACTGCCCAGCGCCAACTATGGCAATACGGGCAACGTGCGTTTCACGATAGTATTGGTAGTTCTAACCTTCTCCAGGACTTCCGTAAATGGGAAGACCGTCTATATACCAACGAGTTATTGAAGACAACTTTTATTTACAATCCACGGGGTATTGCCGATGGTGCAACGGTCAACCTAACTCAAGCTGACTTTGGATTTAACGGACAGCCACCTCAATTTAATGTCAATGACTTAGAGACTGTAGTAGCAGATTTGTTTACCCGTAACTGCCCACAGTTTGAAGATGGTAACTACGTCTGTGCTTGTTCTGCTATCTTTATCAAACACTTGAGAAGTGATAGCAAGTTCCTAGAGATTACCCGATACTATGCTAGTAACCCTAGTTTAGTTCCGGCATCTGCCATGACTAACGGTGCTGCTGGTAGTTTTGCTCCTCCCCAAATAAACTTCAATGCCGCTCCTTGGCAATCTGGTTTAACTGGTGGACAAGCAAACGATGTAATGGGTCAAGTAATGATGCCTAAAAATAATGTAGTTAGACTCACAAGAATTTCTTGCAAATCTAACTAAGCCTAGTGGGCATCTAAAACGGGATGAATTGCTGGAAACCCGCCAAGCCAAGGGCAATCAGCAGCCAAGCCAAGAGAAATCCGTAGAAGTATCTTGGAAGGTTCAACGACTAATGGGTGAACAGGATAAGTAATAAGCCCAACACGAGCGTCCCGGCATCAGAACCTTGACAACCAAATACTTGCTTCATTTAACTTCCTGGGAATTGCTATTGTGCAGTTGGAGTAAAGCCACTCAATTACGGGTTTAGCTTTATCAACGCCGTAACACCCAAAAGTGTAGAGAGGTTTTCCGTTATTGACCGACTCTCTTACTTTTGACGGATAGCCTAGACGAGACTCCACAAGTTCTGCAAAACCATAGATTAAATCTTTAGTCGCTGACTGCAAGATAAAACGGTTTTTATCAAAACTTATATGCCCGTCTCCATCAAAAAATCCTCTCAAGTAATGTCGGGTTAATTCAGTAGACAAGTTACGAACAAGTAAACGCTCTGATTTTCTCCCAAAACCCAAAGCCACCATTTGTTCAATTAAATCTCTGCTGTATATTTCAAGTCTTTCAGTTGGAGATTTGCCTTCCCTGTGGATTTGTTTTATGTAACGGTCACATTCTGAAGCACCAGCAACAGACTTACAGATTGTGTGCAAAACAATTGAGTCTGGGTGTTTTAGTTCAATCGTAAACTTTCTATGTTTTATGGTGTTACATATAGAACCATCTGCCGTCAAAAGTCCTAATGCGTAAGCCTTAATCTCGGAGTCAATACTTTGAAAATAAGTTCTATCAATCTGAAGCTTATCAAAGTATTCACCTTCACCTTGATTAAGAACCCTGCCAGATTTACGAGATATGCGCTTGCCAGTCTTTTCACTAAAAGACTTAATGCCAAGCTCTTTACGGGCTATGTGGACAGTAGAAACGGCACAGCCATACTGCTTGGCAATAGCAATATCCGACAATTCAGAAGTTAAATTATCGAGTGTTTGTTGGTCAAATAAAACGGTTCTTTGGAACTGCATAGGTTTTGATGTGTGATATAGTCTGACCTCAATCAATGGAAAAGATTGAGAACTAGAAGGTAAACTACTTCTAGGATAACATAAGTGATGGGCTTCGTCTTCGACGGCGTAAGGTTCTTTGCCTCTAACAACTTACCTAAAGCACAGGTTACACTTAATTACACCAACTCTGTTAACACTACTAATGCACCTAATGGTAATGCAGTTAGAACTGGAGAACTGGGAATCTTCTATGGGGCTGAAGCTATTGGGGTTGGATTAGGTGGTAATGGACCAGAAATTCTACTTAATAACAACGACGATTTTCAACGTTTTGTGATAGCGATTTGGAGATTATATGGAAGCTGGGAATTACTAGACGCTAGATTTGTAACTACTTGCCGTTCTTTCACAAACTAATTTGGTAGGGGGATTGTCTTCCCCCATTAAATTGTTAAATATGACTCCAGGCTTTTCCGTTTTTAATCAATATGATTAATTGATTAGAAACACCGTAACCTTTCGGCTGGTGGTTTACTGCTTTTAACCATTGATTTATTCCTCAATAATTTCTTCTACAACAGGTGCTATGCCAAGGTTTAAATCTTCTTGTTCTGACTGAATATGAGACCCTGCCATAACAGTTACTCCCTCTACATGGCCAAAGACTTCCTCAAATGAGCAAATCCTACCTTTAGGAGCATTGGATAATTTAAGAACTTCACTTTCCTTTCTTCTAACAGGTCTACCTTTTTGACCCTTTTTAACTACTAACAATTCCCTATAACGGGGCTTTTTAGTAGAAGGTAATGTAATTGGCATATACCCTTTACATAAGCTGTGTTCTTTTTCGGGATTAAAAACTTCGTAACCACCCACAAAATAAGTTTTACCATCTCGGTTCATTAGAAGAATTACAGCTTCCCCAGGTTTCCACCTTGGAGGAATGTAGTCTAAATCCAGTTCAGATTTTTTCTTAACCATATTTTGCAGACGCTTTGCTTACTGCTCCGTTTATTTTGCTAGGAAAACTAAGTTCCAACTATTAGTTTACCAGAGCAGTTTTGCTGTTATAGCTTTTAGCTTTCACCAACACCGGGGCAATCGCCCCTTTATTTGAGAGGATAGTTGAATGGCTTTAAATATAATCAACACTTGTGACCGACAAAGTTCAGAGTCTTCTTTTACCGAAACTGTAGTAAGTAGAGGGATGTATTCTTATGGTTTCTGGAGAGGTTTTGCAACTCTTAAAGCTGGTGTAAGTTATGCCAGTGTTGATATTGTCCGCCCTTCCCAGCACCGTGGAACTCCCAATAACAACTCAATGTTGGTTTATGCTAACTCTCGGATTACCGGAGTTCGTTTAATCAATCGTGGTGCTATTACTTTAGGTGCTGCTACCGGAAAAATTAAGTGCGCTCCTACCTTAACTAATGCAACTGCGGCATTGTATGTAGAATCTGCTGCTGCGGCTTCTAATATTCTTGCTGTACCTGCTGGTGCTGTAGAACAATTAAACTTTGATGCTGCTACAACTGTTGGTTCTAGTAACGTTACTTATCGCCTATTTGCTACAGATGGTGGTGCTGGTGCTGCTGCTGCTGCATCTACAATGACAGTTTCTACAGACACTATTATTGATGTAGAAATTGGTTTTATGATTGTCAACCCATTTGGTAGTCGTGAAGATTTTGGTTTCTTAGCACCTACAAACTAAAAGTAAATGCCCCTATTATTGGGGCTTAAATAAATTGGATTACGAGAAAAAGAAAATAGCGAAAGAGAGTATACAAGAAATAGTTAATAATATGAAGGTTTGATATGAAATATACCTACAAAGGACAAGGCTAAATTATTTATCCACAAAATACTATATGCAAGCTATTGAATTATTGAATCAACATTTAGATGAAATTATCACTCTTGGGGGTAAGCAGTTTCCTAAAGAGAAAGTTGTGAGGGTGTGGAATAAACTTCATCCGCCAATTCCTGAAGGATACTTTTATGAAGGGCAAAGAGTAAAAGGCAAAATTTCGCCTTACGGAGAGGTTGATTTTCAGGTGTACTATCCCGAAGCCGGGTGGACTTTTGACTCTCCACCTGAACTCAGAATAAGTTCATCTTCTCCTCCGCCCATACAAGAACTAATAAAAATGCAAAAAAGCTTTAAAAACTTGCTGGATAGTCCAGAAGGAAGGGTTGTTTATACAAACAATCCTACATCTTCTCACAGAGCCAGAGCTTACGAAAAAATAGGCTTTAGCCCTGTTCCTTACTCTTCAGAAGAAGAAGCTATGGAAATGGCAGAAAGGGGATTTTCAACCGCACAAATACTCGACAATAGAAGATTCCAGAATTTTCCTATTGTTAAAGAGATGTACGAAGTTATTCACCCTGCTGACGCTCATTTTAAACATCCTAGTTTGTTGTTTGGGGATACTCAAATGATAGATGATGAGCCGCTTTGGTAGTGCTTATATTAAGGGTTTCTTTGTTACTTAGCTTGTTTTCATTTATCAGCTTACTTCCAGCAACATCTAAATCTAAATAGTAAAGCTGATATTCCCAACCATCTCCATCAAAACTTAATCCAATAATAAAACATTCCTCTCCCTGTTCAGTCCATACGGTTTGACCTATGTTGAATAAAGGAATAGGAAATATAAAATCTAAGTCTGGTCTTTGTTGAATAGCTACGCAGTCGCTACAAACTCTCTTTATAGAATCTTTCATGAAAAACTCCTATGGCTAAATATATCTACAAAGGACAAGAAGTGCAATTAGTTCCTGGGCAACAATTCTCCCATGGTTGGTACATTTATTATAACCAACCCACAGAAGATGGTGGCAATAAAAAAGTCCAGGTGTTAGCCACTCCACCGGGAGAACCGGGAGCTAACTTACGGATAGTTGATGACGATACTGTAATCACTTCACTGGAAGGAGGTAAAAAAAATGAGGAAATACCTAACCCTGAAAGTGTGAATATCAACCAGGTTTCTTTTACAGAAATGCACAAGTCACTACCTGGGATTGGTAGAGCAGGAGCTAAGAAGATACTAGCTAACAAACCTTCATCTGGTTATCAAGATATAGAAGAACTTAAAGAACTAAACAGTGATTTGACTATTAACTGGGATGAATTGAAAGAGGTGTTGGTATTTTAATTATGGAACAATCAGCTAATTACAAAACCAGTCCTCAAGTAGTCTTACCACAACCTCAAGAGGTAGATAAAGTTAGTATTACAATTCAAATCTATCACCAACTAATTGCTGACTCTACATTCCTTCAAGGTTGTTTTCTTTTGGCTCATTTAAATAATAGAGGAAGTGTTTTTTATCAAGACCACTTACTATTTGAAAGATGTGGCAATGCACTAGCAGAAATACTTTCAGTTGATGCTATAGCAGAATCAATAGGTGGTTTAGATTGTGATTGTCCTATTCAAGTTGGTTGCGTGTTTGCTGCCAACAACAGCCAATTCTCAAAGAAATATAAGCCATTCCCATTAGCATCTATGGAGGGTGCTGAGTTTGCTACTTGGTTATTGGAAGCTACCTTGGTGTTAAAAGATTACTGCTGTAAAGCTGGTAACTACTTATCTGAAATTGGTTGTGCTTGTGATGCTAATCAACTACAAGAGTATGAAAAACAGCTTAGAGATAAAATAATTTATTTATTGTCTAGCACTTTGCATAAGATGGGTATGTAATATATGGTAGGTAGAGCAGCTAGAGTTATGATGCAAGACCCTGAAGGGTACGCAAGAAAGAATGTAGAGTTTTTTAACAAATTGCAAGATGCTGAATGGCAGGTTAAAAATCCTTTTCAATATAGAATGATTCAAGGGTCAGTCCCTTTAACAATTGGTTCTTTTGGACTGTCCACAGCAGCGCAATTTATGCCTGAAAATGAAACAATCCAAAATTTAAATAATCTAAATACTTGGGTTGTTAATCCTATAATTGACTCAGGGGTTGAATACATTGTTAATAGAAATATATCTGGTATGAGTCCTATCAAAGCAGGTGCTTTAGCTGTAGGAAGCGGTGCTGGTATCTTGACGGGGCAATTAATTGGCAGTCAGCTATTCAAAGACGAAGAAGGTAATTCTAATCCTTTAGTCACTAGCATTAGTGGGATGATTGGTGATGTAGCAGGAGATTTTGTTTCAGAAAAATTGTGGGAAAATAAAGCTTCAAGAGATTTTATTAAAAGAGCATCTATTAATTTAGCAAGGCATTTGGGGAGAATAATGTAGGTTATGGTAGCTTTATCTTTTAATGACAAAGAAAGAGTCTATTTTCACCTTGGTATGGGTGCAAGAGTTGGTATTGACGCAGGTGACTTAGCACAGGTAGAAGAAGCCTGTAATACTATTTTCTCCGAGTATATGAAAACAGAGGTGTTGTATCAGTTAGATATCTGTGATGATGCCTATGATGCTATGAAAGCAACAAAGACTACGACAGTTAGATTTGGTACTAAAGAGTTCTATGCAGGAGACGTTAATAGAACAATTCTTAGAGAACAGATTAAAGACTTGAGATTATGGAAAGAGAACTACAGGGAAGAAACTAGAACTTTAGCTCAGATGCTTCACGTTCCTAACTACAACGAAGAAGGTTGGCAACAACAAATGTTTAGCAGAACTGGAAGTGTTTACATTAATGCGCTTCCAGGTGTAGCTGACACTTCGGTGGCTAGTAGGAAAGTTGAATTTACTCAGTTAGCTGGTAGCTTTGGGTTTTAATTCCAATCTAAATCACCATCACTAAGGCGTTAGCTCTTACTAGGAATTGTATCTACTAAGAACTTAAATAAAATAATATTTATGGCTAATCCCAATGTACAGCCTATTTATCCAAAGAGCATTATTTACTGGAAAGCCAGACTATTAGCACAAGTAACTCCTAGAGCTATCACCACAGAAACACCCGTCCTTTTAGGAACTGTAGGAGATAATGGATGTCTTATTCATGCAATTGATGTAAGACATCAAGGAGATAATGTAGCAACAGTGGCAAGGCTTTACAGTAAGTTTGCAGATGATACCCAGTATTACCTTGAGAATGAACTTAGCCTAACTGCTACAAGTAGTTCTAACAACACTACAGCAATTGCACCAGCTTCATTTACTTTACCTGCAATTCTTCCTTCAGGCAATACAGGTATGCACTTAGAAGGTGGGGTAAGTCTGTATTGTAGTTTGGGAACAGCTGTAGCTAGTGGAATTATATTAACAGTGCGTGGAGGGGATTATTAATGCCACCGTCCATAAAAGCTTTGAGGCTAATCTCTCAACACATTGATGATATGTGGCGAGTAGCTAAAAACGTAGATGAAATAGATTCATTTGCACCTTATGTTGTTGCTGCCGATAATGTTGTGCCATCAATATTAAAAGAGGGGTTTAAACCAAAACTAGGAAACAATACTCCAAATATTTGGATAAGAAATCGTAATGAGAAGCTTGTAACTCCAGAATGGTCAAATACAAATACTCCTGTTTATGGTGCAGTTCTACCAGAAGAAAACCCAATGGCTTATGCCAGTAGCAATCTTTTGTTTTATGGTAAAAACTCCCGTTCTAAATGGGGTGAAAACTCAAGCAATCCCGTATTGTTAAAACTTTATGATAGTGCGCTAGAAAGGTCTACTATATTTCCTGGGGATTTAATGGCTCATTATAGAACTCCAAGTGAAAGAATAAGAGGATTTTCTTATGACGACGTTTTGCCAGCAACACCAGAAAATATAAGACAACAATTCTCTAGGGTTTATCCATACCAGAAAGATGCAACCAACGTCAACAATCTCAAGCCTTACCTGGAAATGCAATATTGGGGGGACAAAGCACCAGATATTATTAAAGAAGTTCAATGGACTCAAGGTGGTAAACCGCCAGAGCAATTAATGGAAGCTGCCACAAATAATTACAAGCCTCTGTCATGGCAAGAGTTAGACATTGAAAGATATAACAGAACGGGAGAAAGGTATTTTTATGAACAAAACAATTCTCAAGATATAAGCAATTTGGCAAGAAAACAATTTAGGAACTATTAATTATTGCAAAACAAAATCATAGAGACAACAAACACTTACATGGAGAAAAATATTGGTTATGAGTTTAAGAGATGAAGCTTATGCAAAGTATTTTTTTGGAGACGCAAATAAGACTTTAACAGGAAGAAACTTGACTCCTGAAGAAATAGAAGCTTACATAAAAATGGCTGAAACTGCTTGGAATAAACCAACCGAAGCAAAAGGTTCACTAATTTATGAAGACTATCCAAAAGACCCACCGGGTCTTGATAAGTTTTATGACCCATACTTTCAAGTAAGAACAACAATAGGCAGGGTTGGTGCAGACCCTAGATTCAATAAAAATAGTAATGAGACAAGTT